TAATAGAATTTTTTTAAAGTAAATTTCTTACAGACTTTAAAAGAATTCTATGTAACACGTAGGTGCTGTTCACGTTGACTCCGTTTCCTAATCGACTCTATTAGAATATATTTCCGTAGGGTCGGAGAATCATAAGAAAAACAATAGATACCAAGAGACCGGTTAGAAAAGCGTGTCTTCTTTTTTGAGCGGAGTTTTTTTTTATTTTCATTAAGTCAGGATGTTTTTTTATAGCATCTTTAAAAGGAGTACCATATGATTGAGTAACAACTAAATAATAAAGGGAACCTAATACATATGTCATAAGTAAATAGGCATATAAACTATAATTCTGACAGGTCTTCAATTTCATGTTTATACTATATATGTATATATTAATTTAAATTTAATTAATAAATAATATCTATGCTTTATTATATAATGCCCAAACAAAAATCGAAACGACTAAAAAAACACAGAAAACGTTCGAATACAAGAAAACGATCGATTAAAAAAAAACGTTCTCCGACAAAGAAATCTAAAACGATAAAACGACTCACTGTAAAAAAAATTATGTCCGATACTGAAATATCTAAACGTGAAGGTGAGTATATAGATGAATCTCATTATTTACAGCCAATCGCATATGGTGTCTGTACGGAAGACGTTGATGTATATACGGATACGGGAGACCTATTATTAAAATTTAGAAAAGGAGTCATTTCTAAAAATTTAACAAATGGTGCCCTTAACGCGTATCGCAAACAGGCTAAGGTCTTACATGATAATCGTGGTGCCTCGGGGGGTCTGTTGGATTCTAATAAATTACCCGGATATGTCAGCAAACGAGTAAATCCAGGTCGCTTCCGAACAAAATTTATTCGCAAAAGTGATAATCAAAAAAGTCAGACCCTTACAAGTAATTTGGCACCTTCTAATATTGTTGGATTTTATGATAAACCCGATCGTAATTTTGCGGACAGCCCTCCGTGCCGTCTTACAGCGTTTACACGGGACAATCCATCTTTATGGAAAGAAAGTTTGCCGTTTATAAAACGTTGTGATCGCTTATTTAAAAAACTCGTTCCCAAACGACACAAAAAACAAAAAAAAAAAGCGGATGAAATTAACCAATTTCGCATAGATAAAACGGCCTTTACAACATTAACCATTAATTATAGTTGGAGAACTGGGTGTCACAAAGATTCCGGTGATTTGGATGAGGGTTTCGGTAATTTAGTTGTTATCGAAGACGATAAAAACCCACATTCATTTAAAGGGTGTTATTTAGGGTTTCCACAATACGGAATATGTGTGGATGTTCGACAAGGAGACTTTTTAGCTATGAATGTACACGAATGGCACTGTAATACTGAATTTATTGTTTCAGACGATATTGACACAAGTAAAATAAAACCCAAATTATTAAAAAATAAGTGGTATTTTAATCGCTTATCTGTGGTTCTATATTTACGTAAAAAAATGTTACGGTGTAAAGGATTGAAAACAACTCGAAGAAGACCTTCGATGAGTAGATTACAACTTAAAAAAAATAGACAATAGTTTTTACTACATACTAAATAAATTTCGAATTAGCGTAAACGTTTTTTGTTTGTGTTGTGTAAAATTATCTGTTCTGGTTCCCCCCGTTTGTGTGGTTTGTACTTCACTTGCTATACCGTTTACATGTATTGTTTCTTGATTCATTAATTCTTGTATCAAGTCAGAATAATTATTTGTGTGAGTTTGTAAATAGTTAGATTTTTTAAATATAAATATAATAACCTGTGTATAAAATATATCTCGTATATGATACGGTAATATATTAATATAGTTTACAATTGTAGCCGTATCTATATCGGGAGCAATATCTGTTAAAAATAAACAAATCCAATTTTTTATATCTTTAATAAAATTATAATCAATATTAAACTGATCATCATCTATATTTTTTAAATTTATTGATAAAAAATCTACTTGTAACATAAATAACGTTTTAGATAATACGATTAATACTTTTTTATCAAATGCGACGTCCTCTTCTTCATAATTCGAATATAGAAATTCTAATGATTGTGTGGCGTGTGTATAAATGATTGAACAAAAGGACCCATACGCATATATTTTAAATATTATTTTTTCTATAGAGGTGTTTCCCGTTGATATTATTTTTTGTAATTCTTTATAGGCTCCATTTATTCTATAAAATACAACAGTTCGCTTATCCTTTGTTACAATAAAATCAAATAAGGCAGCGTTTGATTGAACGGCACTTAATGGTATACCAAGAGATGTACATAATAACGAATATTTATTAGATACTTCAGTGTTATTCTCGACAATAAATATATCCATATGATTTACATATATGCCATTTTTTACTGAAGCGGATATATTCTCCATACTAGAAAAAAATACACTAGAATTATAAAAATATTCGGTCATATATTGTAACAATACTTCATATATTTTACCAACTTTTAATTTATCTGAGTCTTTTGTTACATCTATTTGTGATATACTATTTTGTAATAATTCTATTATGGTTGGTTGATAATATTTATGATCATCATAATTTATAGTAAACAAGTCTTTTAAATATTTTTCAATTGTATAATCGTTATATATTCGGGGTAAAGTTGTCATTACTATATATTATAGATATATAAAATAAATTTGATATTTATTTTCCCTATATTTTATTAAATAAATAAACATTTACATATACTACACATATACTACATATGACCAGTAAAATTCGCATATCTATTCTTCAATTAACAAAAATTTTAGAATCGTATAATATAGATAACAATATACAAAATAAAATACTACAAGAAATAAAAAAAAATATATTGAAACAACTTTAAATGGTAAAAAAAGTCTTAAAAGGGATAATAAATTAACAGATTATACTAAAGCTACATCAAAAAGTGAACTTAAAGAAAGAATGTCAGGTGCGGATTTAAAAAAAATCCTTACATTACATAATAAAAATAAAAATGGATCAAAAGAAAACCTTGCTGCGAGAGTATGGTGGATACTTAATCCTAATACACAACCACCTGAGAATTTAGAAGTGAAAAAGAGAGGCCGTCCTTCCGTTTTAAAAAAGAATGGTCCAGCATTTATAGATGACAGTTCAGATGAGGACGATGATAAAGCTGATGATCCTAATATAGACGAATATTTTACATTACACAAAATACCGAGAACTTGGAACAAAATTTATATTGATAATAATCATACTATTTCTACAAGTGGTAAAGTATTATATCAATATAAAAAAACGGATTTTATATTTAAGAAAACACTAGATCAAGGTTATATTCCTTACGGTTCTACTAATGAACACCATTCGGTTACAATAATAGGTAATCGTATGACACCAGAATTACAACAAATTATAAATAATATATCGTGATAATCATATTATCGACGTATCAACTTAAAAAAAAAATAATTAATTATTTATTATGTCATATTTACTTTTTTTTTATGGTAGTGAATCGTAAAACTCTTTAAAGGCTGACAATCCGTCTACAAATTTCTGACCGGTTTTGGTACTTAGTCCATTAATAGAAGAAATGTTATCTACCATTTCCTCATCAGTCATAGTTGTAGTTAGAATATCAGGGATTAACTCAATAATAGGCTTAATTTTAGTAATCGCAAATCCAGAACCAAAATGTACTGATGCTGCCATAATCATAGCAATATCCTGTTTATTATAGTGTTGATGAATGGCCTTTTTATATTTTTTAGCAGTAGTCGTGCTAATACCATCAACATCTTCAAAATCTTCTATACCCATTCGTAAAATTTCAGGTATCGAATCATAGCCAGCATGTACGGTTTTTGTGATGGTTCCGCGTTTAAAATACGGTACTCCAAGTGATTTGAAGAAATGTTCGATAATTTTGAGTTTTACCCCATCATGATTTTCAGGATGTTTCAGTACAATATCTACCTTAGTTGAATTCCATTTAAAATCCTCCTCCGGATACATAGGTGTTACCGCAGGTTTAGTAACAGAATTAATTTTAGGTATAACGTCCCCACTTCGCACAATCTCTACTACAGCACCTGGACCTAATTTATTTTTTTTGATAAATCTCGCATTGTACGCAGCAATATTTTGAATGGTTACGCCATTTAGACGAACTGGTTCAATTTGAACGACTGGTTTAAGGACGCCATACATAGATGGCTTCCAATTAATCGTTAATACAGTTGATTCCGCACGCTGATCATCTAAAACCATCTTAAAGGCCTTGGCATGCGTGGGATTTTTACCTTCCACACGAGGATGAATATTATTATCACTAATAATGATGCCATCAATTTCGTAGATACTGTTTTTACGACTGGTAAGTAGCATATTACTTAAAATTGTGCTATTTATTATAGAATGTTTAGAAAATTCAACGACCTTAAACCCTTTTTTTGTTAAAAATGTCAATTGATTGCCAATACTTTTATGTTTTTTAGTAGTAATGTATTCATAGGCCACGAAATGTATATATTTCATCCATTCTGGCGATATTTTTTTTCTTGAAACATACCCCGATACAAAATTACGAGGATTTTGCGAGATATGCTTAATTTTTTCCCAATTTTTTTTAGAAACAATTAATTCGCCACGCACAAGACCACTATTAACGTGTCCTAATTCTATATAATCAATAATCCACGAAATATCTTGTCCCTCTTTTCCATTACCCCGTGTATATGCTCTAGGAGGGGTATGATTATAATCAAGTAGCAAAGAAATACCATCCAATTTATGCGAAGTAATATACGGACCCGTATATTTAGCCAACCAGTTAGTTAATGAGCTCGTATTGGGTTTCAGTTTGTCCATACTACCCATATATGTTGGAAGAGTAACCTTTTCACTCGATACACTAGCTCCTACATTCGTAAGAAGTTCAGATTTAGGATACTTATATTCTAGAACATTTTTTATTATGTCATATATTTCATCTGATATTTTAGATTCATTGTTATAATAATCTTCATTAGCGGTTTGAATAATGTCTTCTAATTTATTTTTTTTTAGATTTTTAACATACGTATAAGGATCTTTATTCAGTTTATTCCAATTATTATTCATGTTACTATTACTTTAAATCAAGTTGTAATAATAAAAATATAGATATTATATATATATCAAATTTATATATAAACATTATATATTATGTCGACGTTTGAATTATTAGATATACATTCTATAGACGAACAACACTCATTTGAACAACTACAATCTTCGCCTAAACCCTCATATCATACAATATATATTAATTTTATTGATTTTTTAATGGAGATATATAAAACATATAAATATAATATTAAATATGTTGAAAAACAAGTGTTATTAGATGTTGCGCGAAGTTCAATATATATTAATCATATGTTGATAGATAAATCTAATAACGTTGATGTTCTTTTGGCATATTGTAAACGATTTCATAGTGATAATTATGTTAAATTATTATGTTTACATACGCAGGCTATTTATGCTAAAGTATTGGAATTATTATTAAAAATAATAAATAATACATCGATTCATATCGTGGAGTTAGACAAAATGGATAGTAGAAATAAACTTAGTATGAATATTATTGATCGTAACTCGTTATATTTTATTTCAAAAAAAAATTTACGAATAGTTACGATAGATGATGAAGGTATACACAATTTATATATGGTATATATACAAATTAAATATAAATTTGGAGATAGTGATATAGATATTAGCTATTCTATAGATAATTATTAATTTATTTTAATTTCATCATGTAATGAACAATGTAAAAAAGTAAGTAGGTTACTTTGAGATTCCGTTCCAAATTGTTTAGGGGTTATATAGGACCAGCATAAATCCTTATCTAATAAACCTAATTGGACATATATATATGCCACAAGAGCAGAACACCAAAATTCATCTGTTTTTTGAACGATAGGAGAATAATCTTTTAAATAGGCTTTAATCCAATCTAATAAATCTAAATCATATGGTTTATTATGAATTGTTCTATGAACTTCATCTAATGTTTCATAAAAACTATCATTTCTATCACATTTTAATTGTCTCCAATAAAAATCTTCGGATTCATACGTGTCTAATATTTCTTTAAATGAAACTAATTCAACACCTACTTTTACCTTATTATCTTCAGCATCTGGAAAGGTTTCAGAACTAGATTCTAGTAAGTATATACCTTTTAACGGAACATCAGTAAAATCTGGATCTTTAACAATCATTCCTATATGTGAATATTTACTTTTTGTAAAATACATAATAGTATTAGTAATTGTATCAAAAAAACGATTATATAATGTTTTTTTATCATGTTTTGTATCATGATGAAATAAAATTAAATCCCCAGTCTGAAAATTATATCTATCTAAAATATCTTGACTATTCATTCTATAAAATATATATACAGTATTATTTATTTTTATTTTTAAATAATAGAATATACAAATAAACGTATTAAAAGTATTCTTAATGGTAATGGTAATGTTTATATTATATTTCAAATACAATCTATCCACCTCGAGGTCTCCATTCCAGTATGCCGACGACTGTTCCGTCGGCCGGCATCCTGGCGCTGTATCCGCTGCTCGCGCCGTGTTCCTTCCCATCCCAAACAACCCTCCAATTTTCATCTGCTATATTGCTCCATAAAGAACAATAGTTACCTTGGTTGCCGGGGCTCCCTAAGTCGTTTTTGAGGTGGGAACGCAGTGCGCTTACTGTCCAATTCGCCGAGATGTCACTCAGTACTTGCACCGTTCCGTGAATATCTTTGATCGTTAGGGTAATACAATCACCGTCTTTGGCGCAGCGATTTCCACCGATCAGGGAGCGGTTGGCTCTGCGTACGCGTGATTTTCTTTTTCTCGATACTCTTTTTTTTCTCGATACTCTTTTTTTTCTCGATACTTTTTTTTTTCTAGATACTCTT